ACCGTATGGCTCCTCCTGTCCGAGGAAGTTGGAGAATTAGCATCAGCCATTCGTCAGTACAAAAAAACGTTCAAGAAGACAAATCTCAAGAAGGATCGTGGTACTGATGTTATGATGGAGATGGGAGATGTTTTTAGTTATCTCTTTCAACTCGCACATATGTTGAATGTTGATCTGGATAAAATGTGGGAAGAACATCGGTGCAAAATGCATGAAAAAAATTATAATCTGAAGTAGTAATAACAGCGATGAGTGAATATATGCTCAACGACGATGATGCCATCAATGACGTGAACCCATTTGTCACACACGATTTTTCCCTTCCAGGGGGTGTGCGAGAGACGGGAAATTTTGCGGATTTTGTTGAAATGAAGAAATCTGCCCAATTTCCGGTTAAGGAGGAGAAAAGTGTTTTCTGTAGCACGGGTCTTTGTAAGGACGAGACTAAACCATGCCTGATTAATAAGAAGGTGCGTCCTCAACGGAACATTGATTACGGGTTCACACGCCAGTCAAAAAAGGTCATCGTGGGTGTGTCTAATAAGAGTGTACCCTACTTTTGGATATTTCTGGGCATCCTCGTCATTGCTCTAATTCTATTATTTTTACGACGTTGAAGAAATATTTGAGTCGAGATGTATTCATACAATTTTGAATAACGTCAGGTAGATACTTCTTACATAACTTCTTGACGATCTCCATCTGCCAAGCACACTTCATATTTACACGAGGTGGTTGGAATGTTGGATCCAAAATTTTCATTGCGTGGGCGATACGAACATATACTCGATCGCTTTGTTCATACGCTAAAACATTATCAAGAATAAGTTCAGCCATACGCTGACGAACTTCGAGTGTTTTCTTGACCATTGTGTCTAGAAATTTCTCGTAAGGGATCGATTGTTTGTTAGACTCAATGTACGACCAGTCAGCTAGAGGTTCAGTATTCATGTAATCTGTGAACGTTACATAACCTTTACCTTTCATATAACGCTCATACACAATTTCAACATATGCGAGATCAGACTCTACATCATGAATAGATTTGGCGGAGTTTATGAAAGAGGTCATACGTTATGCGCGAATGTTTTCTCTAAGTATTATATAAAGTAAAATGGCAGGGTCTCAAGACATGATGATAATCGTTGTCATGATGATGATGATGTCTTCAGTTTTTTCGGTGCTCGCAGGCGGTGCTCTCTTCTTTACCCTACCCCAGGAGGGTGATGAGTGTGAGGGTAAAGACGATAATGGCAACTATGTGATCGACGAGGATGGTAAATGCGTTCTCGACTATTGTGACTCGGGATACTCTATATCATCTTCGGGTAAAAAGTGTATTGTTGATGAGATCTACACCGACGATGACGATGACGATGATGGTGGATCTGGTGGATCTGGTGGAGGTGAATGCGTAGAAGATCTATCGGTTGTATCACACGAAGCTACGTTAGGTCCGTGCGATACAGTGTATGACGTAGATCCAAAAGAAGTTAAATATCAAGGTACTTATTTTTTACCCCGAAACCCAACTAGAGGAAAGGAATGGATCCATGAATTGGAAGTAAATGGTGATACTAGATCTTTTCTTGCTTCTCACCAATCACCGGACGATTATTGTAAAATGGTTAAATTTGACATCAGTAAGGAGAGTGGTACTTGTAAATATAAGGTCGTAGATGCGGGTTATACGACATCACCAACGGCTGCGTCTACATGCAAAACAAAAGAGGAAGTTATTGCTCACTGGGCAGCTAAGAATCAACAAACCGTGGCACCAAATGATTTTACAGGAGGGTATGGACTACAGTATATGAAATATGATAAGTTTTGTGCGCCTAAGTGATCCCACCAAAGTACAAAAAAGTATGTTCCAAAATGTATTCAACTATTGCAAATAATAGTTTTTCGTATCTCCTCACCCTCGATGAGATGAGAAAAGCTCTACCCGATGAGATTCGTCCTTCGTGGGTAAAAATTACTACGATCACGATGGTCTCAAGATTTGAGAAGGAAATCGACATAAAGAAGCTTCGAAGTGTGTTTGAAAGAATCGGTTCATACAAGATGAGACGTGTGGGAACAAATACAGAAGGTTTCGAGTGGAAACTGAAGCCCACGACCTTTTACAACCAGGTGACACTCACCTACCATGACACGTACAGTACTAAATCCGTTAAGGTGTTTCCCAATGGAAGTATTCAAGTCGCAGGATGCTGTGACCTTTTCGATTGCAAACGTATCATCACTCAATTGGTTCAAATTTTCAAGAATTTTCTGGGATTGGAAATCAATCTTCCCGAAAACTCTTTTCGGGTGGTCATGATCAACAGTAACTTTAGTCTCAACTACAACATCAACCTCATGAAAGTGGCAGATTGGTTCGAAGAGTACAACGATATTTTCAAAGTTTCTTTTGAACCGGACAGATATTCGGCTGTCAAGATCAAGTTCAAACCCGCCCATGACATGAAGGAAATCACGTGCAGTATCTTCAGTACGGGAAAGATTATCATCACTGGTGCAGAGACCCTGAAGGAGATTGCTTTCGCCTATAACATCATCAACCAGCACATTAACGAAAATCCTCAGATTCGTGTGTCTCACACAGAGGAGACGGATGTATTTGATGTTTATTTGGGATACAAATGTGAACCGTTTATCGAAAAACTCAGAGAGAAGGGTTTTGAATCTTGGATGAAAACAATTACCAATAGACAAATTAATTTCTGATGTAATATTAACAAAATGTCGCAGCGACTTGGTATGGCCGATGGTCGGTGCTTCACCGTAAACACATCCGCTCAGCTCTTTAACAACTACGTGATGAAGCAAAATGGCATCTCTTTTGAGGACAACTATTCGTATCGTCAACTTCTCCAGAAGCAGGGTCCCCAGCTCATGACCCAAGTTCAGGCGGAACAGGGTAAGGGTAACTGCAACACTTGTGACAAACCCCTTCTCAAGGTTCCAAACATTTACTAACTGAGAAAAATCACAAAAAAAACTTTAAAACCTTCCTATAGAATGTCGACATGTTCCATATGTCTCAATGAAGTCAGGGAAACGAGATCAAATCCCCCACTTCGTTGTGGACACGTGTTTCATTCCCACTGTCTACAGGAATGGAAAAATAGAGGTAAGAATACATGCCCCACGTGTAGAAAAGTGTTTGATGCATCTCAATTTAAAATTATCGTCACGATTCAGAACAATTACACAGCAGAGGCAAACTCTGTGTCCTTGAATGAAGAATCTATATTTGATGTATTAGATCTTTTTGATATTACTTTTGATGTCGAGAATACTTCAGATTTAAACAGTATTCTTGCGGACCTTGGGATGGGTCTTACCGACTTTGATCCCACGATCCTTGACGCAGAATGAACTACAGTACCTCTCATAGTTTAGACCTGGATAGTTCCGAGACGCCTTACGGGGATCTGTGATACTTTTCCCCCTCGCATCAGTCAGAAGTGGTCCAGTCGCCCACCCACGCTTGTGACTGAAGACGTTGGCCTTGAATATTACACGTTTACCAATCTTGAAGGCGCCAGCCCGCTTTATCCGTGATTCAGGTACTTTAAAGAATTTAGCGACAGAAACAATCGTGTCACCAGTCTTAATCTTGTACTCTACGACACCATGTTGTTTATAAAAGTGGAAGTCACCTTGACGAATGTAGTTAGTGGGTCTTCCAGGGGATACAAACATCATGACTTTGTAGTATCCCTTCTTACACTTTTCGTTGGCTTTGACTTTGTAGACTTTTTTAGGATTATCTGAAACAACGCGGTTTGGAAGACCAGTGCAGTGGGTATAGTTATGATTTCCATTAGAGAGTCCAGATCGATCCCCTGGAATAGATTTTTGCCACCTGTATGCCTCATAGTCTCCGACTGCATAGGCGTAACAATTATTATTCCCAATACCAGTCGTCGTCCCCCAACGGCTGTTTGTGAACCTACTTTCGGATCCACTCAGGGGCAGCACCTTCATTTATAATCTAATCAGAAAAAAATATGTGTTAGTAATAAATGATTCAAGAAGTTACTAAGGCCCAGACCAAGTCCGACATGCTCACTGAGTTTCTCACTTTTGTGCTTGTACTTCTTATAAGCACTTTCATCCTCCGTCTCGTGTGGAATCGCTCCCTCGTGAAGCACATCACTGTGCTCAAGCCCATTAACACTCTAGTTGATGCTTTCGTTCTCTCGCTTGGTCTTGCCGTTGTCCGTGGAATTTAAACCTCCTTGTAACCAACAGTCTTCTCACCATCGGGGCTTACGAGAGTGGGGAAAGCGTCCACACCCTCACATCCATCTTTGTCGCAATCGACGAATTCGTGAGGTTTACCATTCTTTTTCATGTAGTCCAACTGCTTTCGAGTCCATCCACAACCCATGGTGCCGAAAATAGTCCACTTCTTCTCACCGTTGGAGGAGACACGAGGCTTACCCGTCTGTGTCAGCAGGTAAATGTTCACAATGATGAGAAGTGCGAGAAGCCACATAGTTTATTATACATAAATATTATTCTTCCGAAGAGAAGGTGAGTAAATTAATAATGTCTGTGAAATAATCAACAGATGCATCTATGAAATCACCGTTGTAATTTCTCTGTAAAATCTGATTTGTATCATAAAGAACAAATAGAGCAAAAATAAGAATACCTATTTTAGTGAGATTCTTGTCACCAGGTCTGAACAGACGTGCGATGAGAAGAGCTAATAGGGTAAAAAATAAAACAGTGCCCATGGTTCTAAGATTAAAACCAAGTTGAACCGAGATGAATCCCGCAATAATCATCGAAATGAATATAGCAACCGCTTCTAAAAGTGCTTCCCGTAAGTCCCTAACACGATGATATAACAACCCAGTAATAAGAGACACAGCAGTAAATAGAATAAACTTGCTCTTGATACCAAGGTTAGCAAGTATAAGTGTTAACATCAAAGCTATACTGGATATAATGAGAAGAAGACGGTTCTTCTCAGTAAACTCTGAAACTTCACTATTTTTTAGTGCCGCTTCTACCCCTTGATATACCATAAAACCCTGAAAAATAAGATGACCAATTACGGTTGCCATAAAAGGTAACTTATCTTTGTTCATTTATAATACTCATATAAAATAATAATGTCTTCAACTGTACTGTCTATTGGAAACAAGAACGTCACGCTCAAATACACCAGGAAAATGCCCCGTGGTGAAGTTGAACGGATGAAATCATTCGTCACTAAGAATGGTGACAAACTCGTCAAGACTCCAAAGTTTAAGATACTCTCTGAAGTTGACGAGGGAACTAAGCGGGTTTTTAAGGTTGACAAATCTTCTTTTTGAGTGCATTGACTTCATCTTTATCTAGTTTATTTACGAACTTATTAATGTACATATTAACTGCCTTCTTTGGTGTGGGGGTCTTGACCTTGGGTGTGA